GTACACCTACTCCAACGCCAACGTGATCGGTGGCCAGTTCATCTACGGCGGTTCGGCGAAAAAGACCCGCTACACCGTTGCCCTGGTCAGTTGGAACGACCCGACGGACTTCTATCGCCAGAAGGTGCAATACGTCGACGACGCCGAGGGTATCGCGCGCTATGGCATCCAGCAAACCGAAATCAGCGCCACCGGCTGCACCTCCCAGGCGCAAGCCCAGCGCATCGGCAAATGGGCATTGCTGACCAACCGCCTGGAAACCGAAAGCGTGACCTTCGCGGTCGGCCTCGACGGCACCCTGGCGCGGCCCGGCCAGATCATCCGCGTGGCCGACAACGACCGCGCCGGCCGCCGCATTGGCGGGCGCCTGCGTGCCGCCACCCTCGACACCCTGACCCTGGACGCTGAAGTCACCGCCACTGCCGGCGACACCATCACCTTGGTGATGCCCAACGGCAAGGCTGTGTCCCGAGAGGTCAAATCCGTCAGTGCCTCAGGCGCGGATGAGCAGTTGGTTACGCTGCAAACCAAGCTCGACGACATGCCGCCGGCTCAATCGATCTGGGCCATCGACTCCGCGACCCTGGCTTTGCAACAGTTCCGCGTCCTGTCGATCTCCGAAGACTTCTCGGATAACGAAATCAAATACAGCCTCAGCGCGGTCAAGCACGTACCGAGCAAATTTGCCGCCATCGACAACGGCGCCAAAATCGACAGCCCACCGATCACCGTAATCCCACCGAGCGTACAAGCGGCCCCGACCGGCGTGAGTGTCAGCAATGACCATTTCGTCGAGCAGGGTAGCGCGGTCAATGTCATGACCATCGAATGGCAGCGAGCGGTCAATGCCATTGCCTATGAGGCTTACTGGCGCAAGAACGACGGTGAATGGATCTACGCTGGCCGCACGGGCGGCAGTTCTATCGAAGTGTCCGGCATTTATGCCGGGCGTTATGTGGCCAAGGTGCGGGCGATCAACGCGCTGGACATCGGCTCGTTGTATAGCGAGTCCGTGGAAACCGTACTTAACGGCAAGACCACACTGCCGCCCACCGTGGCAGCGCTGACGACGGAATCGTTGGTGTTTGCGATCAAGGTGAAATGGCAGATTCCGCAGGGAGTGAGCACGGCGGATTTGCAGCGCACGGAGATTTGGTACGGGAAAACTGCTGATTTGGCGATGGCGAGCAAGTTGGGGGATTACGCGTACCCGCAGACTGACTTGACCATGATGGGGCTGGAGGCGGGGGCGTCGTTGTTTTTCTGGGCTAGGTTGGTGGATCGCACGGGGAATATCGGGCCGTGGTTTCCAAACGGATCGGGCGTCAACGGGCAAGCGAGTTCGGATGCATCTCCGATCCTGGATCTGATCGCCGGGCAAATCAGCGAGACGGAACTGGGCAAGCACTTGCTCGACCGTATCGAGCTGATTGATGGATCGGGTGCGGGTTCGGTCAACGACCGATTGGACAATACCCGTAAAGAACTGCAAGCACTGGTTGACCAAGTCACGGATGCGTTGCTGTACGACGCGGCCAGGGCATATGCCAGTGGCGAGTTTGTACGCCAGGAGAATCATCTTTACCAAGCTATCCAGGCAGTACCGGCTAACAGCCCACCGCCTAACGCGGCTTATTGGCTGGACATTGGCTCCCTTGTGCAAACCAGCAATGCATTGGCGTTGCAGATCCAGCAGAACAAAACGGCGATCGAGACGGTGGACGGCAAGGTCACCAGCACTGCCCAGAAAACCGACGGGGTGTATGCCCAGGTCAATCCGAAGATGGCAGGTGATGAGCAAACCTCATTCGCGGGTGATGACGTTTCCATGGCTGGCACTTGGTCGGTGATGTCAGCGATTGCCGAGGGTGATATTGCTCAGGCGATGAAGACCGATGCGTTGGAGGTGAGGGTCAGTCAGAACCAGGCCAGTATTACCAACGTAGACAGCGCTTCTGCTTCCCGGGATGAGGCCCTTGCCCAGCGGGTTACGCAGCTGGATGCAAAGGTCAATAACAACTCGGCGTCGATTGATACGCGACTGACGACCTTGGCCACAGCGGACAAAACGCTGGCCCAAAGTATTGAGACGGTGCAGACCAAAGTTAACCAACAGTCAGTGAGTATCCAGACCAATGCCTCGGCGATTGCGGATACCAATGGGAAGTTGGCGGCGAATTGGTCAGTGCGGATGCAGGTTGCCGCAGGCGGAGGGTACAAGTTCGCCGGTATTGGGTTGGGTATCGAGAATGGTCCAGGTGGGTTGCAAAGTCAGTTTCTGATTTCGGCGGATCAGTTTGCGATTTATAACGAAAATACGCCGGGTAAACCTTCGACACCGTTCGCGGTTAGAGGTGCTGAAACATTTATCGATAGTGCATTCATTCAGAACGGCACGATCACTAACGCCAAAATTGGTCAGGTTATTCAGTCCAATGATTATCAGCCGGGTGTCAGTGGTTGGAAACTTGATAAGGCTGGTGGGTTGGAACTTAACGGCGTGGGGGGCGGTGGTCGGATGACCATCAGCAATCAGTTGGTTCAAGTATTTGATGCTAACCAAGTGTTGCGTGTTCGATTCGGGATCTGGGGTTAGTCACCCATCCACCAACAGGAGAGAGGGTATGGCAGCAGGATTTCAAGCGTTCAACGCGCAGGGCGAAGTACTGGTCGATGTAAACAGTCGGCTTGCCCGGGTAATTGGCAGAATAAGTAGCGGAACGGGAGCAGGGTCATTGGTGGTTGATGCATTCGCTCAAGGTCGCCCTTGGTATATGGTCACACTTGAGGCCGGCATCAATGTCACTGATGGGCCCCAATGCAGTATTTCGCAGAACACGTTGATGTGGAGTGCCTGTGTCAATCCAGGGATTATTACTTACGGTATTTCATGATGGCTATTGGTTTTCAAGTTTTAAACGATGACCGTAGTGTGCTACTCGACCAAAACTTTAAAACCTATGGTTTTGTGAGTAAGACAACTCAGGTGAGTACCGCCGCCAGCAGTAACCCAGCATGGGGGCAGTACTTGGATGTCTGGATACCGGATGCCGAGGAAATTGTGGCTGTACGCGCCCAGAATGAAGCTCACTCAGTGTGCTTGGCGAATGTATCGCGCAGTGGAGGCGGTTACATCCAGCGTTACGTCACGGATGGTTCAACGATCGTCAACCTGGACGTTTATCGTTTCCGGCCGGGCGTGTCTGCGGGAGGAGCCTTTGGCATGCAGATATTCAATGACCATGGCGAGTTGGTGTATGACGCGACGACGCCTCAGTTAATTGTAAGAGACGTATTGGTAGGGACGGATAATTTTGAGGCGGTGGTCGGCGATCATAATTATGAGACAGGCAAGAAATATGCAGTTGTGTTTGGAGGTCGATGTGGGCGAAGTTGGCGTACCACGCAATTTACGGGTGGTGGTGGAAACTTCAGGATTAATGAATATGCGAGCACTAACTTCTTCACTCATGGTCCAGGTAAAATAAATTTTAAGGTCAAATATTATTATTACTATGGGTATACCAAGCAGCATCAGGTGAAAGAGTTCAATTATCGAGCTGAAGCCTACAGCTACCTCGTAGTCGATGTGAGCGGGATATGACTGCAAGTGATAATAAGATAAGGAACTTGCTGAGGTTGAAATGGATTTTCAATTTGGAGGTTAAGGATGTCTCGACAAGAAATTGATCTCGGTACGCGCCCCAGCGGTGTGGGCGGTGATACACCGCGCAGCGCCATGATCAAAATCAATGCAATGACCAACGAGTTGTATAAAGGCGATGCACTGGCAAAAGCCAGTGGTTGGGGAGGGAATGTTCCCTTCGCTATGCAACCCACCGACAGCGCCGATGGCCTACCCGTGATAAATGGGCTGTTCATGTTCGGCAATGGTGGTGTCTCCCTGCCATACCCTTACGTATTCATCATTCAGGTGCTCTCGGGATCGGGGGGATATGTGCGGCAAGTTGCCTATAGCCTTTTAGAGAACGTGACTTGGGAACGTCAGTTTTTGCAAGGAGCCGCTGCGGGCAAAGCCTGGACGCAGGTTATCAAGGCGGGTGATTTTGGCGTAGGCGGTGTGGTCAAGATACTCACCACCAGTGCGGACGCAGTGGCGGCCACCGGAGAGTACTACGGCAACAATATTCCCGGTCCCAATGGCCCCAACAGCTATGGCTTTTTGTCGCACAAATATTTGTCGGCTGTGTACTCCACTCAGGAGTGGGTCAACCCCGACACCACGAACACCGCGTTCAGGCGAGTCAATGCCAACGGCACGTGGACGCCATGGGCGCGTTTGTACACCGGTGCAAACGCCGAGGGCGACCCGGCATCCGGAATCGGGTTGATGAGTAAAACGGTGGTCGGTGGCTGGAACATCAGCAAGTACATCAACGGCCAAATCTGCGTTCAGGGCGTCAGCGCGGTCAGTGCGGTTCTGCCACCGAATCAGCCGACGGTGGTGACGGTTTCGTTGCCCGTGGCAATCGTTTTGGGAAGTGGCAGTGTTTACGTGAATCCGCAGCCACAAATGACTTATGAACATTTCGGTGCGGTGAACTGCTATGTCAATGGAACCAGTGCGGTGGACATCATCATTAGAAATGGCTCGACAGCTCAAAGTTTCCAAAACGCCGTGACTGTATGGGGGGCCTGGAAATGATCAGGATCAAACTGTTTCCCTTTTTGACGGATGAGCCGCTGAAGGTCTCTGTGCGCGATGAAGTGATCACGGTCAATGGCCGGGATTTTGATCTTTCGGTCATCCCGGACGGTTATCGCCTTCTCGCCAGTGCAATGGGCAGTGACTGCTTCGTAGATGAGATTGTACGAATCCATGGCGACCTGACCCTCACGCTTAAATTGCCGGTCAAGTGGGATGATCCGCCGTCACTGCGCAACCCGGTTGAGCCTACGATCATTGAGGTGAGCTCCAATGGGCCAGTTGAAATACCCACCTCTGCAATAACTGAAGAACGTTCAGCACCCTCCCAGGAAGAGGTGATCCATGATTGATGTCAGCCAATTGCAAAAAATAAAGAGCGCCCAGGAGCTGGAGGAGGATCTCGCCCTTGATCAGGCCCATGGCTACCTCAGGGACAGTGACTGGTATGCGTTTGCGCAGCTGGAGGAAGGCACCCCGATGCCTGCGGATATCAAAGCCGCTCGCAATGCGGCACGCGCCACGATCTACAGGCTTGCTGAAAAACGCCTGCCCTGAAAAATGCACAGACATCCCGTACCCGCTTTTTAGTGGGTCTTTTATTGCCCCGACTATGGAGAGTCCCCATGGCACGACAGGAAATCAATATTGGTGCGGCACCCACTGGCGTCGGCGGTGATACTCCGCGCAGCGCCAGTATCAAGATCAACGCAATGACCCAGGAGCTGTTTGCTCGCCAGGCTCAGTTGGGCACAGCAGCCACTCAAAACGTAGTGACCGGCAGCGATGACTTCACCCCTGGCCGGGTGTCAATGATGGGTCATGCGGGCTGGGGCGCCGAGCCCATTTCGAAACAGCCGACGGACGACGCCAACGAGTTGCCGCGTGTCAGTGGTTTGTTTCAGTTCGGCAATGGGGGCGCCAACCTGCCCAATCCCTATGTACAGATCCTGCAGATTGCCAACTCGGGCGGCTATATCTGGCAAATCGCGAAAGCCATGCTGGATGAGTCGGTTTTTACCCGCGGCCGACGGGGTGATGGGCAGTGGTCACCGTGGCGCGCCGAAATCAATACATCGGTTTTCGCCCTGGGGACTGCGCCAGGTGCAACGCCGGGAGAATTGATGGGGCTATCGGCGGCGCAAACCGCTTCGCCCAACAAAGCCAATACCGGCCTGTACAGTTACTACCTGCACCCCGACGGTGTGCCGGGCTTTGGTGCGATCAGTGTGCTGTCCCAGGCGTGGGGCCATGATCCGCAGTGGCGTGCGCAGTTGTCGATGGCGGTATCGGGGGATGGTATTCACTTCCGCCAGTTCAGCGTCAACCCAGGCGCGGCGGCACCCAACTGGCGCAGCATTCTTCATAACGGTAACGCGATTTCCGGGGTGCTCAACGCTGGCCCTTCGGGTGCTTTGCCAATTAATTCCGGGCTGATCGAACGTGGCGGTGCGCTCGATAATTGGTACTTCCGCTTTGCCGGCGGTTTGCAAATCTGTCAGCAGCGCTTTACCGGCTACACCGCTGGTGTCACGCGCAACGTTGCATGGCTGGCGGCTTTCGCGGACACGCCTGTGGCGGTGTTCCCCAACATTTACCCGTCGGTTGACTGGGACATGTCGGCCAGGTGCTACGGCAATAGTGGTTCCTACTTTTTTATGTCTGACCGGACGCTGAACAATATCGTGACAGTGACGGCAATCGGGAGATGGCACGCATGATTATTCACCATGTTCCTTTTCGGCCTCTTGGTATCGCGACTCCCACGACAGCCTTTGTCGAAGGTGAAACATTGATCCTGAATGACCAAAGGATTGACCTTTCGCAGATCCCTGACGGGATGACCCTGCCGATGTCCGCCATCGGGCATGAATTGTTCGCAGGGCCCGTCACCCGTCGTAATGGCGAGATCGAATTGACCTTGAAGCTGGCCGTCAACGCGGGTGCGCCAGCTTATATGTGGCAGAACGGCAGGCTCCAGGTATCGGCCGGGCCGGTTCCCTTTCCGGTCGAGCCGATTGATCCGCCCAATCACTCAGCCAAACCCGTGGAGGACTTGAGCGATGTTTGATTTGTCGAAGCTTGAAAAAAACCAGACCCCCCAAGACCTCCAGGCACAGGCGGACTCCCGTGAGGCCCTTGCTTATCTGGCGTCTACCGACTGGTACAGCTTGCGGTACCTCGAAGAGAACACGCCCGTGCCCGAAGCGATTCTGGCTGCCAGGGCGGTGGCCCGTGGCAAGGTCATTCCATGACACTCGCGCAACTCCAGCAAATCTTTCCACGCGCCCGCTCTCTAGCGGGCGTTTTCATATCCTCACTCAACTTGGCAATGCTGAATCGGCAAATCAACACTCCCCAACGCGCCGCAGCCTTCCTTGCTCAAATCGGTCACGAGTCGGGTGAACTGCACTACGTGCGCGAACTGGGCAGTGATCAATACCTGAGCAAATACGACACTGGCGTCTTGGCAGCGCGCCTGGGCAACACCCCCGAAGCGGACGGAGATGGACAAAAGTATCGTGGCAGAGGGCTCATCCAGATAACTGGCCGCCGTAATTACCTTGCGTGCAGCCAGGCATTGTTCGGCGATGATCGCCTGCTGCTCCAGCCACAACTGCTGGAGCAACCGCCATGGGCCTGCGAATCCGCAGCCTGGTTCTGGCAAAGCAACGGCCTCAACGAGCTCGCCGACAAAGGCCAGTTCACCACCATCACCCGCCGCATCAACGGCGGCCTCAATGGCCTGGACGCCCGTTTGCAATTGTGGGCGCGGGCGAAGGCGGTGCAATGCGTTTCCTAGGCGCGTTTGGCTTGATCGGTGTGTGTCTGCTCATGGCGCTTGTGTGGCAGGTGCAGGCATGGCGATACGGGGCGCAGTTGGAGCTGCAATCAGTCCGACATGCACAGGCGCTCAGCCAGCAAAACCAGGCAATCCTCCACCAGCAACAGGCCGAACAGACCAAACGCCAGGCCCTTGAACAACAGCTCTCTACTAGTGACCATCAATACATTCAGGAATTGAACGATGCCCAACGCAACCAAGCTGCTCTGCGCGACCGCCTGTCCACTGCTGATGTGCGGCTGTCAGTCCTTCTCGCCACCGTCGCCAGTGGCTGCACAGTGCCTGCCGCCCCCAGCGCCGGCGGCGTGGTTCATGCAGCCTCGCGAGCCCGACTTGACCCGGCGCATGCTCAGCGAATTATCCGCATCACCGACGACGGCGATAACGCCCTGATCGCCTTGCGTGCTTGCCAGGCCTACGTGCAGGCCGTCGCGCATTAGTCTCTTGATGCACTCTGTGTCTTGCATGGCCGATAGGCTCCTGTAGGGTAGGCGAACCCCCG